GCTGGAATGACTGATGAAAGAGGGTTAAAGATTGCAGCTAGAGGAATGAAAATGATTGTTCCTTCTGAAAACCAATTCAACGCTGAGAGACTATTAAAATCTCAAGGTAGAACTGGTACTGCAGACAATGACATCAATGCGCTTAAAAACATGGGAATGGTACCTGAAGGTTACAGAGTAAACCACTACCTAACAGACGTTGATTCTTTCTACATCATCACTGATGTACCAAATGGTATGAAGTACTTTGAAAGACTACCTATCCAGACTAAAATGGAAGGTGATTTCTCAACAGGAAACGTAAGATACAAAGCGAGAGAAAGATATTCTTTCGGTGTATCTGACTACAGAGGTATTTTCGGAGTTGAAGGTAACTAATAAATAAATTTAAGAGGCCGCCTAAAAACGGCCTCTTTATTAATTATAAAGGTGTGAACATGAAAAATTTCTTAGTAAATATTTGGGCTTATAATCACCACGCTAAATTTGACGTTTTAGCTGAAGATAACCCTATTTCTCTTGAACAATCTATACTTGACAAAATCGGAGAAAAAAGTATTATCTGGGAATATCTCGGAGATAGTTACCATTCCGAGTTTAATAGAATAACTTATGAGGAAGTTATACATGATACAAGACCTATACAAACAAAAAAGGTCCTTGGAGTTGAAGTGGCAACAGGAGCATATTAATGAAGACAGATATACTCTTGAAATGGTCAGAATTGATGACAAAGTTAAAGAGGTCATTACTAAGATCAAGCTGGAAGAAGCTGAAATTGCTCACAGACAAAATAGCGTTGAAGGCGCTGCTCCACAAGTTTCTGTAGCTACTTAAGTCACAAAGCTACATCGCTGAAATCGCACTTTCTTATCGGGCTCTCTTGCACTCTACTTAAAACTAAGCTATAAATTACACACTACATATAATAATTTTTTATTATGGGTATTCAGGCTTGTGTAGTAGTACGCACCCAGAGACTGCAATACTAATTAACACTGGGAAAACAAAGGAAAAATAAAATGGCAGGAACACACTTTAAAGGCGCAGTAATGTTTTCAAGCGCAACACCAGCACTCCAAAATTTAAATATTGGAAACTGGCCAGATCAAGTACACGCAATTGATGATTTTGATCAACACGTATTCAACGCAGGTGCAGCAGCAGGAAATTTTTGGTCTGTAATAGCAGCAGTTAACTGTCCGGCAGCAGTACCTACATTAGGTAATGATGGAAGTTTAAACGGAGTAGTAAATAATCCAGCAGCAGGTGCAGCAAATGATGGAACTTTAATTCAAGGTAACATGAACTATGCAACTCCTCAAACAAGAGGTGATAGATTATACTTTGAATGTAGAACATCTTCAAATGGTGCAGTAACAGGTGCAGTAGGCGCTAGAGTTTTTGCAGGTCTACCAAATATATTTTGGGGAATGGCAGAAGAAGGTGCAGCAGTTGGAAGTGCATTTGGCGCAGCAATTACTAATTTAGTTG